GTATACCAAATGATGGCAAAGAATTGTGGCCACACTAAAAATTATTTTCTGGACACCATTCACGAGAAGGGCCATGCTGATTGGTTTTTGGAACCCAAGGAGGCCAAGAAGCACAACCTTGCAAATCACTTATATATTCCCGAGATGAGAATAGAGGCCAAGGTCAACTTTAAGTTTAAGTAATAAAACACTTGACTTTCTAGTGCTGTGATGTTATATTTTATAGGTAAACAAGGAGGGCTTAATGGCCACAACAAACGAAGAGAAGAAACAATATGTTAAGGAGTATATTCGCTCCCTATCCGCTATTGAAGAGTGTATCGAACCCTATCAGGAACAAAAGCGTGAGTTGCGCTCAGAGTTTCGGGAGAACGGGTGGCTCAACACCGACGAGATTCGAGCAGCGGTAAAGGCATATCGTCTTTATAAGCACAAGTATGATATGGAAGAGATAATGGAAAACTTTGAAACGATTAGCGGGGGTACTAGTGAATAAAAGCACTCAAGTCGTTATGTTTTCATCAAAGACGGGGGAGTGGTCGACTCCCCAAGATTTTTTCGACAAACTAAATTGGAGATTTGGCCCTTTTAACTTGGACCCTTGCGCAGATCCCGCCAACACTAAATGCACTAACTTTTTCACGGAAGCGGAAGATGGGCTATCGAAAAGTTGGGAAGGGTTTACCGCGTTTGTTAATCCCCCTTATGGCCGCGGCATTGAGAAGTGGATTAAGAAGGGTTTTGACGAATCCCGAAAAGAGAATACGCGAGTAGTGATGCTTATTCCGGCGCGCCCGGATACAAAATATTGGCATCAGTATATCATGGAAGCTGACGAGGTTTATTTTGTCAAAGGGCGACTTAAGTTTGGTGATAGCGAGAATAGCGCTCCATTCCCATCCGCGGTGATTGTATTTGATGGAACGCATGGCCAGCAAGTATTTGGAGCCATGAATCGATGAATCGCAAGACGCGNCGCAAACTAGAAAATCAAATGGGGAAGGATGCGTCCGAAAATCTTGCCGAAAAAATTTTCCAGTTTAACAAGCTACCAGAGTCGTGCAGCGCTTGTGATAAAGGCTTTGACAAACGAAACAAAGATATGGTACAATCATGGAACGTTGTGGTACGACAAGAGGTAGTAAGAATATTTTGTCCCCAATGCATAAAGAAAACTCAGGAGGTTTTAAATGAGCGTAAAAAGACTAAGCCACGCAGCTCTCACAAAAATACTTAAAGGTGAGGTCCACAAAGATGCAACGTGCATCGTGAAGTTTTATTCAAATGGGTGTCCTTATTGCAAGGCTCTTAGCGGGTATTACGAAGATATCGCCCGAGACGAAACATATTCCGACTTACATTTTTTTGCTTTTAACGTAGACGACTATCCCCCCATTGAAAAGCTGTTAAATTTTAACGGGGTTCCCACCATTTCACTAATTAAAGCTAGCACGGCAAACCGAAAGCCCAAGATTCGGAGCATGACCGATCCAGATAAGCCCAACAAAAAAACATGGTACTACAGCAGAGACATTAAACAGTTCATCGAGGAGGAAAATAAATGAACACCAACACACTATTAAATGCAACAATTGCTAAGTTGCGCTCAGATTCTTTAGAGGCATATGCCGCGATAGAGGTGCTTTTAGCATCGCCAGAAAGTCACGCGCACCCCGAAACTCTAGTGCAGTCGATCGCCCATCAAGCAAAAGNTTTGGCAGAGAGTGAGGGGGCATTGCTCACCTTCCAGCAATATTTTGTTCCGAAGCCCAAGCCGGGCCCCGTTGGTCCACCCAGCCCCCCTATAGTGGTGGACGGGGATAGGTCACCCACCATGCGTAGGGCCATGGAGGCCGAGGACATTAAAAATAGAGCCAAAAAAGCNAAGGAAAGACTGGAAGCACAAGCTGTTGAAGGNGAAGAATGAATCTCAACAAAGAGTCTCTGTCTTATGACGACGTGTTGCTGGTCCCCCGCTACTCTGATATCCGCTCACGATCCGAGATAGATATATCAGCAGACTTAGGGAAAGGAGTCCTCTTGGGGCTCCCTATCATTTCAGCCCCAATGGATACTATCTCAGAGACGCCGATGGCCATCGAAATGTCTAAACATAGAGCGACGGCCATTATTCATCGCTACGTGAGTCTTGAGAAACAAGCACGAATGATTCGGATGGCTCATGATTTAGCTAAAGATCCTATCACTGTGGGTGCCGCCATCGGCATTACGGAGGATTATATCGAAAGGGCCCACGCGGCTGTGGAAGCCGCCGCCTCTTTTCTGTGTGTAGACGTAGCCCACGGCCATCATATTTTAATGAAGGAGGCGTTAGCTGCGCTGCGCGCCCAATTTGGAGACGAGTTACATATCATGGCCGGCAATGTGGCCACCCTCGAAGGGGTGAATGACCTTGCGGATTGGGGCGCTGACTCTGTGCGGTGCAATATTGGAGGAGGATCCATTTGCTCCACGCGCATTCAAACGGGCCATGGCATGCCAGGTTTTCAGACTATTTTAGATTGTGCTAAAGCCGACCGCGATGTGAAAATAATTGCAGACGGAGGTATCCGAAATTCTGGCGATATTGTCAAAGCCTTAGCCGCCGGCGCAGACGCCGTTATGTGTGGATCGCTTTTGGCCGGTACTGACGAAACCCCCGGAAAGGTTCTGGAAGAGAAGGATGGTACCCGCTGGAAAGTATACCGAGGAATGGCTTCCAAGGAGGCCCAAATTAGTTGGCGCGGCCGCTATGCCTCCCATGAAGGGGTGTCTGCCACGGTCCCTTACCGCGGAGGTGTCAAATATGTTTTAGAAGATTTGGAGCGAGGTATTCGTTCAGGTCTTTCTTATTCTGGCGCTCGCACCATCTCCCAATTACAAGCATGTGCGTCCTTTGCACATCAGACTCCTTCTGGGCTCACTGAAAGCCGCACCCATATTGTGGGGAGGAAGTGGTGATGAGCGGGAACATTCAATATGGAAACCTAAACAAGCGAATCGTATTCACTGATAACGACCANCGACATGCTAAGTTGCTGGTGAGGCTACGCTATGATGGCCTTACACAGTCAGACTTTTTCCGTCAAGTGATCACAGGGTATATCGAAGGAGACGAAAGAATTCAAGAGTTTATCGACGACGTTAAGAAACAGTCTCTTAAAAAGAAGGCTCAGTCCAAACGCTTGCGCGCACAAGGCCAACAACAGGTGCAAGATTTAGCGCTAGGCGATGAAAATCTAATTGAGGATTTATTCGATTTGATTGCTGAAGAGCACCCGGATCTATAATAATGGATGGGCTGCGCGCTTGCTCGCGATTGTGTCGTAAAAATAGTACCGTCTGCCAGAAAAGCGAGTGCCGCTTTTGGATCGAATACCGCCCGGAATTTAATTGTTGTTTAATATCCATTCATGAAAACGGATCAATGACATTGAGAGAGATTGGAGAACGATTGGGAATCTCGTTTGCACGTGTGAAACAGATAGAAACCCAGGCCCTTAAAAAAATGAAAAGGAATTCTTTGCTTACGTCGTGATTTTTTGGGAATTAGTAAATATGGCCACTATTTATATGTGAAAACCATTTTAAGGAGAAATTTAAATGGCGCGCAAAACACTACTTAACGAGAGCGAAATCCGTCAATTCATGAAGTTGGCAAAGCTTACCCCCATTAACTCTGCACGACTATCGGAGATGGGTTACCCACCCGGGGCACGGGACGAGGAAGATGAATTGGAAGCCGAACTTGGCGCCACCGAGGGCGAGTTGGGAGCCGAAGATGAGCTAGCAGACGCCGAGGGCGACGAACTAGATATGGACATGGCCGATGACGAGTTAGGTGCGGAAGTGGAAGGCGAGGGAGACATGGTGTCTGTCGACGACTTTATGGATGCGCTTGAAACTGCCTTAGAAGACACTCTTGGCGAGCCCACCACTATAGACATGGATACGGGCGAGGAAGAAGAGGAAGAAATAGTGGGCGGCGAAGAAGAACTAGAGATGGGCCCCGAAGGCGGCGAAGAATTAGAGATGGGCGCCGAAGAGGAAGAGCTTGTAGCTGAAGTGGCACGCCGAGTAGCGGCGCGCCTAATGCAAGAGAAGAAAAGCGGAGACATCGCCTCTCAGCTAGCAGAAAGAATTTTTAGCAGATTAACGAAGTAGCTTGACAAGCGGCCTCAAAACAGTTATAATAACCACTAGGGCTTTTGTCTCTGGTGGTTTTTTTGTGAGGTAATATGGATTGGGTGCTTTACATATTAATTTTTGTGTTTGGGTATGTGACATGCCGACTGGTCTATTTTTTCCGTGTTAATCGTTTGAGCCTGTCGCTGCTGAAATTGTCACATATTATATATTTATCTACCCTCATAAAAGCGATGGAGCACCTGTCTTACGCACGCGAAATAATGTTAGAACATATGTTAAAGAGCGAAAAGGGACCCACTTACATTAGCTCGTTCGAATACAGGTTTGAAGAGGATGTCCGGCATCTAAAAGAGCGCTCCATCCGTGAATTGGTGCAACAACACCCTGAGATATTTCGCCAAGTAATCGACTTTGAAGATTGGCCCACAGCCATGAGATTTTTGATGGAGAACCGGGCCCACACCCTTACATTTTGGAACAAAAGCAATGATAGACAAGATTAAAGAAAAGATAAATACCTTTATCACAGAACTAGAAAAAGACCCACCGCCCGAAGAAAATAAAATTATCGTCATGGATCCGAGCGCTCTCAAAGGGGAGCCCGA